CAGCAGGGAAAGACCGCATTTTAGATTTTGAACTTGAACGAGAAAGGCTGATAAAATGACAGATATTCAAGACGAAAGCACCGCTCTCATAGCGGTCGAGACTTTAAACCCGATCGAGGTTTTTAGCACAAAGGGCGGGCTTGACCCGATTATCGAAAAAATTAAAGAGCGTGTCGAGGCGCAAGATTTTGATATTACGACCGATCAAGGCCGTAAAAATATCGGCTCTTATGCTCGCAAGATTGGCTCAAGCAAAAAGAAGCTCGAGAGCATGGCTTTAGAGCTGACTCAAGGTTGGCGCGACAAGGTCGACGCTGTGAATGTTGAGAAAAAGCGCATGATCAGCGAGTTTGATGCGCTGAGAGATAAGATCAAAAAACCTCTCGATGAATACAATGCAGAACAAGACCGATTAAAAGCTGTCGAGCAAGAGGCTCTTGATAAACTGGCCGCTGTTCGATCATATATCGAGCGTGAGCCCTCTAATGCAAATCGGACGGCCGAGGCTATCAAAACAGCGTTAAATCTATCAGGCGAGCTTTATGAGGGTTTTAAGTGGAGCGAGGATTTTATCGATAAAGCCAAGGTGCAACACGATAAAAATATCGACGCTCTAACTGTCGCGCTCGCGTCTCAAGAGCAATATGAGAAAGATCATGCTGAACTCGCTGAGCTGAGAGAGGCTAAGGCTAAAAAAGAAGCGGCTGAGAAAAAGGCCGAAGCTGAAAAGGCTGAGAAAGCTCGCGCCGAGCAAGAGCGTAAGGACGGTCACGAGGCTGTTATTGCTCAGATGCTCAGTCTCTCAACAGCCGAAAATGTAAGCATAACTCACTCGGTGCAAGCGGGCGAGTGGCTCGATAAACTAAGCAGGGTTTTTAGCCGCGATTGGGACGAATACCGAGAACGAGCCTCAAAGGTTTATGAGCAAATTAAATCTGAGCTTGAGGGCAAAAAGCTAAGCCTTGAAAAAGCCGAGGCTGATTTTAGAGATCAGGTTGCAAAGGAACAGGCTGAAAAAGCTGTTGCCGCCGAGCGCGAGCGCGTTGCGAAAGAGAAAATAAAGGCCGAAGAGATTGAGGCAAAGAGAGCGGCCGACCTCGAGAACAGGGTGAATATTGAGGTGCAAGTTATTGACGATATTATGATGCGTCTCGGGCTAAATAGCGTGGAGTCTCGTAACGTAATTTCGCAAGCGGTCGAGGCTATCGGTTCGGGCGATATTCCTAACATAAGGAAGCGCCAAAAATGGACAGGGGCGAAAGCGTCCTCGCTGTCGTTGATCTTGACGAGGAAAAGATTGAGGCTCTTGCATGGGTCGCAAAGGCTGTCTCAACTGATCAAACTAGGTATTACCTGAACGGCGTTTGTTTTGATGGCGACAAGATCGTCGCAACCGACGGCCATAGATTACACCTTATGCAAGACGACGAGTTGACGGCTTGGGTCGGTAAGAAAGAGACTTTAATATTGCCGCGTGAGGCTCTATCTGTTGCCCTAAGTATCATAAAAGAGACTAAGGCGACCGAGGCGAAGATTGTTCTTTATAACGGCTTAGCGTTTGATTTTAAGATCGGCGAGAGCACTGTTTACGGAAAGCTCATAGATGGCACTTTTCCCGCTTACGAGAACGTCATACCAAACAACACCAAAAAGACAAGCTATGACGCGGGCGAATTTGCTGAAATTTTACCCGATATTGCTTTGCTCACAAACAAGGTCGGGCACTCGATCTATAGGGTAAAATTTAAGCCCGACGTTGAGATCGGTTTCAATTTAAAGTATGCGGCCGAGGTTTGTTCGGGTGTTGCGTATTACGGTTCACCGTCTGACCCGATCTTAATCGAAGATCGTCGAGGCATTAAAAAAACGGCGGTTCTTATGCCGCTGCCCTGTTCAAGGGCTCGGCCGAAAGAAAGAGCTCGTCAAGCTCGCCAACGCGAGAAAAAAAGCATATCTCGCCTCTAAGAGAAAGAAGAAATAAAATGGCCGACAGTCTATTTTTAGCAAGCCGACGAGCCGAAGTGCTTGAAAGCGCAACTGGTAAAGGGTGCGTATGCCCCGTATGCGATCAATTTGTCAAAGCGTATAAGAGGCGAATCACCTCAAGCGCGGCGGCGGGTCTGATCTGGTCTTTCTCTCGATACGGCATAAATCAGCCGTTTCATATTCGCGACATGGCAAAATCTCTCGGGCTTACGAGCACGGGCGATTTCGCAAAGCTCAGGTTTTGGGGTTTGATTGATGAAGTGCCGCACGTCGAGGGCGAGGACGGCAAAAAGCACGGCGGCCAGTGGGTAATCACCAAGAACGGCGAGCTCTTTGTTCGCAATATGCTCACCGTGCGAGAGTATTTCGTTTTTTACAACAACAAGATCATTGATAAGTCGGCCGAGAGCGTGAGCATTAAGGACGCGCTTAAGCAAAAGTTTGACTATAATGACCTCATGAAGGGGGTTTGATTATGAGTGACGGTACGGACAAAACAGAGGTCGAGCTCGAGCCTCGTATGCTATCGAGCAACAAAAAAGCTCAGGCGTTTTTTATGGGCGAGCTTGACGAAAATGATCGCGAGGTTTGGGTCTGGTTGCCCCTTTCTCAAATTGAAGTCGAGCCGCTAAAGCAAGGCTCTAAAACGGTTACGGTTACTTTGCCCGAGTGGTTGGCCATCAATAAAGAGCTCGTTTGAAAATAAATTAAAAAAAGTATTCTTTTTATACAATATGGATAACCCGACACACTTTCATAGTAACGGCGATATATGGGATATGAAACTTTATAAGTCGGCAAAGACTGCCGCTAAAAAAATCAAGGCTTTTATAGCTCAACAAACACAATCTTAACCAACGGGCGGCGGCGATCGTGCCGCCGTCTCACTCAAATTATAAGGCTGAAAAAATGACACAATTTGAAAAATCAGAACATACACCTAGCCCTTGGTATAACATAGACGGGCTGATCGCTTTAGGTGATGCGCCGTGCGAAAATACAGGACAACCGCCTGAGCGCATTGCTTTGATTATGAGCGACGCGACGTGCGAAAAAGAAAGACAGGCCAACGCCGACATTGTCGCCGCGTCGCCTGACTTGCTCGAGGTCGCTCAGCTCGCTCACGAATTTCTTAACAGCTTGCCCGAGGGTTGGCTTGCTCACACGAGCGCCGACATAGGAAAGCTCAACGATTTTTATCTCGCCTCTCGCAAGGTGCAACACATTGTCGATCTCGAGAAAGGTAAACGACCATGAATAAGCAAAGACGCAAATCGCTATCGGATATTTCGGAGCAAATAACAGTTCTGGCAAGTCAAGTCGAAAACCTCAAAGATGAAGAAGAGGAATACGCCGAAAATATGCCTGAGAATATGCACTACACGAGCGAAAAACACGACCGCGCTTGTGAGGTTGTTGACAGCCTCGACAATGCCGTGACCTCTCTTGAGGAAGCTGTATCAGAGATCGACGAGGCGGCTCAATGAATGAGTTTAACGAATTACGCCATGAGTGCGGCTTTACCAAGTGCGGCGCGGCGCGTTTTTTAAGCGTGAGCACGTCCTCGGTAAACAAGTGGTGCTCGGGTTCGCGTGAGTGCCCTGAGAGCGTCCTCGGTGAAATGAGGGCTTTTAGCAGGGTAATAAATCAAACCAAGTATGAAAACGAAAGAAAGAGAAACAATGAAACATAAAATATTAATAGGCGCGGCGCTTGTCGCATTGATGCCAACACAAACAGCGGCTCACCCCGCGCTCAAGGCGGTCACGTTCTTTGGTGAGCCCGCTCTCGGGTTTATCGGTCTCGATATAGCGACCAACTCTTTGACAGGCGGCAAGCATGGCTTGACGGTGTCCGAGGACGACGGGTTCACGATGGCCAAGGGTGACGCGGCCGCAACACAAAGATGCGCTATGTGGGACGCTTGGTTCTCGTTTTATGATGTTCTCTTTTTTAACCCGTTCGGCGCGTCTCATGAGGTTTTTAGATCGCTTGAGACCGACGAGGCTATTCTCGGGCATTGCGAGCGTTGGTTCTTGCATGGAAGCGGCACGCTTGACGAGCTGAGAGCTGTTGCGCGATCGGGCGGCGATATTAAGGCCGCGTATTGTGAGGCTGATAGAGCTCAGCCTTTGAGAAACTTTGATCATATCTGTTATGGTGCGCCCGCTCACAAAGTGCCGCGCTCGCCGTTTGTTGATCGCAAGTATAACGATTAAGGGGCTGTCATGCTTTCAAGGGTAACGCTAATCGCCGACGGTGACCAAGAGGTCGAGATTTTTAAGGCTGTAAAAGAAGATGCTAAGATTGTCGGCCGCGAGCTCAACAAGGTTAAAGGGCTCAAGACGACAGCAAGTACGTCAATCGCTCTCGTGCTAATTGCGGCCGTGCAAGCAAAAGAGTCTGGCCATATAACGCGAGATGGGTTCTTAGAGCTTTCCGCCCGAATGTGGGACAGCGTCAAGCGAGAGGTAAATTGATTATGCCTATCGTTGGTGATTATGATCGGTCAAAACTTACTATGAAAATGACCATGCACATGAGAATGTCTCACGGCTATATTTACAACCGTGATATTATTTTAGGCGACACGGTGGTCGCAACACATACGAGCGGCAAAGATAAAGATGGTCACTTCTCTGAAATAAAGCTCGGTGACAAGGTTTACGACTGTTGTGTTGATAGTGAGCACCAAAAAGCATTAAACGCGCTTGACGAGCATTGTCGGGCGATTTTAGAGAAAGAGAAAAAATGAGTAGTGGTTTAAAAAATATTGCGGGGGCAAATATGCACCTTGCGGCGTTTCAAAGAATAATGAACGAGGTCGTGCAAGCGCTTCCTAAGAACGCGCCGTTGCCTGATACGTTTATTCATGATTGCGACATGGTGTTCGATGCTCTCGATTATCCTGAGATCAATGCGCCCGCTGTCGTTGATCGCAAAGTGTTGTTTGTGACCGATAGCCGACTTTATTTCGAGCACCTCTCAGGACACGACGACGGTGACTTTTGCGTGTGGTATTTTTGGGCGGCTCAAGAGCCTGACCAATTCACAAAATATGACGTTTTGCTCTTGGATATTTCGCGCCCCGAGACGGTCGATGTTGAGGGATTTCGCGACAAGGTCAGTATGTTTCAATCTCGCGTAAAAAGCGACGGCAAGGTGATAGAGGTTTAATGTTTTACGTTGGTCAAAAATGGATAAAGCCCGACGGCTCGATTGTTGAGGTCACTGAGTTTGCTGTCGGCCATGTTGCGTTTAAGAGCCCCGAGGGCACGGGCGCAATGTCTCGGCGCAGGTTTAAGGCCGCGATCGAGGTTGGCGAGTTTGAATTGTTAGAAGAGAGAGAGGATTAATATGCCTAAGTTTATGGTGTTGTCGGTGTCTGATAAAAGCGAGAGCGATCAGCCGCGCTATGATTTATTTATGGATATTGAGGCCGAAGATATAAGCGAGGCTTGCGATAAGTTTGAGAGCAAGTTTAGCAATGACGGGTCTGTTATTATTGTCGAGGTTCGCGCTGAGACGGTTCATGTTTTACAAGAGGTTGAGTAATGGCTGAAACACCACAAACCTATGTTTTGCGCGTGATCGATTTTGAGACGACAGGTTTTAAGAGCGAGGACGATAAGCATTGCGTCGTTGAGGCGGCTTACATTGACCTTGACCCTGCTGATCAAAAGATCAAAGGCGAGTATCAGGCGCTTGTTCGGCCGACGTGTCAAATGAGCCCGATTGCTCAGGCCGTACACCATATCTCATACGAGGAAGCGGACACGAACGGCTTGCCTTGGGATAATGTGAGCTCGGCTGTATATCAAAGCACGGCCGACCGCGTGATCTTTGTTGCGCATAACGCCTCTTTTGAGCGTGATTTTTTTGACCCTGTAAACGCTTTGTGGATTGATACTTATAAGGTTGCCCTCAAGCTATACCCCGATGCGCCTAAGCATACGAATCAGGCGCTCAAATATATTCTCGGTATCGTTGATAGAGAAGAGCACCACCCACCGCATAGAGCCTTGCCTGACTGCCGCGTGACCGCTTTGATATTACTCAAGATGATGCAAAAAATAACAGTGCGCGAGATGGTCGAGATCACAAAACAGCCGCCGTATTTGACGTTTATGCCCTTTGGTAAGCATAGAGGCGAGCGCATGGACGACTTGCCGCCTGACTATGTGCAATGGCTGTCAAGACAGGACGGTATTGACGAGGGCGTTAAAGCCGCGATTGCGAGGTTAAAGTGAGTGAGATTGAAGAAATTAGAGAGACCGAGGGCAATAGCGAAGAGGCTATTATGTCTTATATCGAAAACGCCAACAGCAGGGGGGTAAATGCCCTTGAGCTGTTTATCTCTCAGAGCCTTACAAAGACCTCTATGATCAGCGCCGATAAGGCTGAGTTTTATACGCTCTTGCGATCGTTTTTTTTTGGTCTATATGTCAGCAAAAAAAGAGGGTGACGATGCCTAGAGAGAAAACATGGTCGCTTAAGCGCACGGTGCAATGCAAAAAATGCCCTTGGAAAAAGAGCACCAACCCGCATGAGATACCGAGAGGATATAGCGTCGACCGCCATAAAGCGCTCGAGAGAACGATTGCAGATACGGCCGACCCTTTNNNNTCGGTCGCGGCAACAATATCCCGTTGCGTATGCAAATGATGTCTTGTGCTAATGCGGGCGATATTAGAACGATAGGCGAGCAACATGAGAGCTTTGCCGACACTTTACCGAAAGAGGCTGACTACGCTTAAAGACAAAGCTATATGCAAAATAGAAGATGATCGTATTGAGGGTTACACTCAGCGGCAACGCGGCGGCTCAACTCAGGTTTTTTATAAGGGTAGCGACCCGCGTGATTTTGAGAGGTATAGAAAAGAGGGCGGCGGGGTTATGCCTAACATAGAGATGCACCTAAAGCCCGACACGATAGAGATCGAGCCGCCTGTTGTCAGTTATTACGCTGAGCTTATCGATGGCGTTTGGTGGTGGGTAAATGGTTGCTCTGAGTGCAACGGCCGACCGCGTGCCTCTTGGAAAAGTTATATTGAGTGCGACAAGCACAACGTATGCCGATCATGTGGTTGTTCTCGTCAAGAGCTGACCGAGCCGCCTTATGGTGGTTCGAGCGGTTGGATATGTAAGCCGTGCGCCAAGATTGAGCACGATAGAGAAAAAGCTATCGCTTTGGCCGCTATGCCTGATCACTTTACGCCTTGGGATTATCACGGCCTATATGATGTTAAATGCCCTTATTGTGATTATAAATTCTCGGATTGTAGCGATCACCTAGAGGCCGACAGCCATAAAGAAGAGTGCCCGAGGTGTGATAATGTGTTCGAGGTTACAGCCGATCACAGCGTGACGTTTGATTGTTCGCGCATAGAAGAGAAAGAGAGGGGCGAATGATTTATTTTATATACGACCCTCAAGACAGCGTTATGACGTATCGTTCAGAGGCCGAGTTTATTCAGGCTATGAGCGACTTTGATTTTATGGGGCGATATTGTGATGATGGTTGGTCGCCCGAGGTCGAAAATGTGATTGCGGGTTATGCGCCTTTAGCGTGGCAAGGTGAGAGCAATTCTCACGCGAGCTTTGTCGAAGAGTGTGACTATTATGCAACATATCAAACACATACGGCGACGATGTTCGATAAGGTAGCGGTTTATATTGGGGTGAGTTTGACCATGTGTGCAATTACAGGTTTGAGAAAATAGAGAAAGGTTAAAACTATGGGCAACACGATAAAGATAAAGCGTCATAGGCTTGTTTTGGATTGGTTTGAGATCGATGATTACGAGATTGATCTCGACGAAAACCCGCGCTTTGAGATACAGTGCCGAGGCGCTAATTTAGGCGATTGGTATATCATAGGCTATAAGAGGGGCGACAAAGGTTTTCTCGTGCAAGACACCATGCTCTCGTTTAACCTGAGCAAGCCTTGGGTCAGCGTGTACTTGCTCAAAGACAGGATATTAAAATTCTCAACAAACAACAGGAGCGGCTTTACGCGACAGCTTATCAAGTTGATGGCCGCTGTCGATAATTACGAGAACAGCCTGATAGAAGAAGAGGCGAGAGCATGACGCTCAGGTGCGACAATTGCGGCAAGTTTAGGCGCAGGATTGATATTAATGGTGTATGGGGTGAGGGCTATGAGACATGGAACGAGTGTCGCATATGCTACCCCCGCAATTTTATATTTAATCCTATTATAGACATAGTCGATATTTTAGGGGTATAATGACGAATACTTTACCCCCTATAAAAAGAGGATTCAATGTCAGACGGTAAACGAGGCTTGTATAATGAGCACAAGAGAGACGAGAGTGTCGCCCTTGAGGTTGTCTCTATGGCCGAGAGTGGCGTGCCTCAAAAGATGATGGCAAAAAGCCTCGGTATGAGCCCCAAGACATTACGAAAGCATTACAGGGCTGAGCTTGATACGGCTATGGTTTTGCGCATACAAGAGGTTGCGGGTGCTCTATTCGCCAACGCTAAGGGCGGTGATACGACGGCTCAAATCTTCTTTCTGAAAACACAGGCCAAATGGACGGCCGACGCATTGCCCGAGGATATGCTCGACGATGGTGATTACGATTTCACAAAACTCAGCGACGACGATGTTGCGACAATGACTGAGATCATGGAACGCGCCCGTGTCGACACCGCAACCGAGGACGCTTAACTCATGGCACTTGGCCTCATGTTCAGACAGCTCGAAAACGACCCTCTCGCATTTAAGCGGCCCCGACCTGAGAAAGATTTACAGCTCATTCTCTAAGCGCCTTGGTATTCGTGCTAACTTACAGCTTCAAAGAATATACACCTCAAAGACATATAAGCGCTTATTCAAGGGCACTCAGATCGGTAAATTTGGCGTGCTCACCGAGGGGCTTGAGAGAAACCGCGAGTGCGTACAATACAAGGGCGAGGCGGGCTATTTTAGAAATACGACCGTAGGCGGCTCGGTAACGGGTGAGAGCCTTGATATTGGCGTTATGGACGACCCGATCAAAGGGCGCGAGGAAGCCAACAGCACAACGAAACGTCAAAAGGTTTGGGATTGGTTCACCGACGACCTGCTCACGCGCTTCTCTGATTGCGGCGCATTGCTTGGTATTATGACACGTTGGCACGTTGACGACCCTTTCGGCCGCCTCGAGAAATTGTTTGAGGATAGCGACGACCTTGCTCAATTCGGCAAGATAACGGTTTATTCTCGACCTGCTATTGCGACCGAGACCGAAGAGCATAGAGACATAGGTGAGCCTCTATTCCCTGCTCTCAAGTCGCTTAGGTTCTTGTTATCCCGTAAAGCGTTGCTCACTCAATTATCTTGGGAGTCTCTCTATCAGCAACGGCCGTTCATTAAGGGCGGGGGTATGTTCGCCATTGAGCACTTTAAGATCGTTGAGCGCGTGCCTGAGCTCAAAGGTCGCCCTGTCAGGTCTTGGGATAAAGCGGCAACCGAGGACGGGGGCGCATATACAGCGGGGGTCAAGATGGCCGAGACGAAAGACGGGCAATTCATTATTCTTGACGTGGTTAGAAAACAGCTATCGCCATTGCGCCGAGAGAAAGTTATGCGCCTTACGGCCGAGCTCGATACAAAGCGCACGTCGATCATTATCGAGAAAGAGGGGGGCTCAGGTGGTAAAGAGTCGGCTGATAACTCAATCAGAAACCTCGCGGGCTTTGTTGTCGAGGCCAAGACAGCGACAGGGTCGAAAGAAGATAGAGCCGAGCCCTATGCGGCTCAAGTTGAGGGTGGTAACGTTCTCGTGCTTGAGGGCGATTGGAACAAAGATTTTATCGACGAGCACGAATTATTCCCGAACTCAAAATACAAAGATCAGGTCGATGCGGCGGCGGGTGCATTTAATAAAATCACGTCCTCGCCCGTTCTTGGTTTTACTGAGCGGCAAAAAAAGGATATAAAGAGTAAGTCACAGAAAAAGAGGCAAGAGCTAAGATGGTAAGTGTATCAAAGATTTTAAAGCGGCTCATGCCGACAACCGTTATCGAGAAAAGAGTGCCAATGAGCTCAAAACAAAAGGGCTCGTCTGGTACTGAGATTTATGCGGGGTATTACGCCGAAGAATATATTGCAATGATTCGCGGCTTGCGCGGGGCTCGACTTTACGACGAAATGCGACGTAGTGATTCGCAAGTGGCTATGCTTTTGTCGGTCGTTAAAAACCCGATCAAATCTGCCAAGTGGGATATTGAGCCCGCCGACGATAGTGACGAGGCTCGTGATGTGGCCGACTTTATCAAGCACGTATTGTTTAAAGATATTCGCAACCCCAAGACAGGCAAGCGCAAAGCGTTCTCAGATTTTATCGAGGAGTCATTGACCTGTATCGAGTTTGGTTATTCTGTCTTTGAGGTGGTGCATAGAATGGTGCGCGGCCATGACGAATACGGCGATTATATCGGCCTGAGAGATTTAGGCTTTAGATCACAAAAGACGATTGAGCAATGGGGTCTTAAATCCGACGGCGCTCTCGACTTTGTGAGACAGCGTGCGAACGGCGATACGGCTGTCGAGGCTATTATGGCGGGCGAGAATGTTCTTGTGTTCAGCTTGAACAAAGAGGGCGATAACTATGAGGGCGTGAGCATGATTCGCCCCTGCTATGGCAACTGGCTCAGAAAGAACGCATACCTCAAGTCTATGGCTATTGGTATCGAAAAGACGGCGCTCGGCGTGCCTGTTGCAATCATGTCAAAAGAATTTCTTGCGAGTGATGATTATGAAGATCAATTCGGCGAGCTTGAGGAACTCATGTCTCAGTTTGTTGCGCATGAGAACAGCTATTTGATTTTGCCCGCAGGTGTTGAGCTCGGCGATTACAATATCTCGTTCGACCTTTGTGAAAAGGTGAATATGCACGTCATTGAAAAGATTATCGATGCGAAGTACGGCAAAGCCAAAGACTACCCTAAGCTCGTATGTCGCGGTATTAACGACAAGGCAGGCAAAGAGCTCTCTGAGATTTTGAGCACGCTGATCGATAAGGGTGTCGTTAAAGCCTCTGATCGCTTGGTCGACTTTGTGCATGACAGGTACGGCCTACCACCCGCCGACCATGAGGCGAGTGAGGACGAGGACAAGGACGAAAAGCCCGACCCTGAGCCTGAGCCTAAAAAAGACCCTGAGCCCGACCCTGTCGAGGATAATGACGACGAGGACGATATAGAGCCGCCTGAGAGCCCTGAGCTTGACGAGACCGCTGATCGTGCAACTGTTGATCTTGAGGCGCTCACCGAGGCCGCAATGCTGTCTTGTGTGACACGCTTTAAGCCAAAGGGAACGGGCACGCTTATCGAGGCGGCACAAAAGCAAGCTCTTTTCAATAATGTAACAAAAATAACACAATTATCGGAAAATCTCTTGCACGCGAAGCCGATCTCTCGCGCTGATCTGGTCACGCTATCGAACATGAGTATGCTTGATGATCGCTATAAGCCTGAGATCAAAGACGATAAAGGGCAAAACGACGAGCCTACATTGCGTTATGCCATGCACGGCGGCGCGGTTGCTGTTAAGGCGGCCGAGATGGCTCTTGCTCGTGTAGACGCTCACGTCGATAACGCTATTCTCTCAGACCCTAAGATCGCCAAGGTTCGCGCTAGTGTCTTTATTGACCGTGAAGCGAGAGACCTTGAGCAACGCATGAAAGAGAGATTGCTCGACCGTAGTGACGATATGCTCGCCAAGATTGATCGTATATTGCGCTCAGACGAAAGCGAGAACGTCAAGAGCTCAAAGGTTCTCAAGGTGACATTGCCCCGCGCTAAGCAGTATCGAGACTTTTTATCTGATACGATGGGAAGCGTTGGCCAAAGAACACAAGCGGCAACATTGCAAGAGGTTGGCAAGGCCGATATGAAGCTCGACGAGGCTGACTTTAAGGGCTTACCTAAGAAATCACGCGACCGCATTAAGAAAGAGATCGGGCTCGTTGCTCACTATCAAGACGCTGACTTTGAGAAGATGGTTTATTTTGCTGTCAATGACGAGCTCTCGAAACAAACGCCTGTCGCTAAGATTATCGATGTGATCAAAAAGAGCCGAGGTCGCTATATCGCGGGCGGTGTTATTTTTACGGCCGCAACAAACCTTATGTCGAAAGTGGTCAACGGGGTGCGCAACGATGTGTTTCAAGTGCCCGAGGTTATGAATGATATTGAGAGCTTTATTTTAGTCAATCACGACCCGAAGAGCGCAATATGCAAAAACCTAGTCGGGCGCGTGTTCTCGAAAGAAGAGTACGAATCAAGCGAGTATTTGCCGCCATTGCATCACAATTGTAAGACCGTTATCGCGGCTCAGACAGCGGGGGCAAAAGGCAATAAACCGATTGACCCTAAAGGGCTTATGCCGAGCGGTACAGATGAAGAGCTCGACAAGATATTGAAGAGCAAGACGCTATGACCAAAATGAACAAGGGTTTACGTTGTCGCAGGTGCGGGGGTACAATGATCGGAATAATGTGCTATAGTGTGAGAAACTTTTGCAAGAAATGCGGCGGCCAGTCGAAAGCGTGTAGCCGAATCGCTAAGGCAAAATTACAAAGGAAAACAGAACGATGTTTATGAAATTACATGAGATCAGGCTCGACGAATCGACCAATCTGAGCAAGACGCAAATTTTTAAGCAAGGCTCGTTTGATCATGTCATGTATGGCCGTATGGATTTTGACGACACTGTATTCGCTGAGTTTATAAAGAACTTTAACGACAATACACGCGGCATCGAAATTCAGGCCAATTACTCACATGAGAGTTGGAAAGAGGCGGCGGGTTGGCTTAAGACGATCACTCAAGAGGGTGAGAAGCTATACGCTGAGATCGAGTGGACTGAGAAGGCCGCTAAGAAAATTCGCGATAAAGAATTTAAATATATTTCGCCTGAATTTGACTTGAATTGGAAAGACCCCGAGACAAGCAAAGAGTACGGCGCTGTTATCTCAGGCGTGGCTTTAACAAATATCCCTTTTTTAAAGGGCATGGATAAGGTATTATCCGAATTAAACATTGACGACCCTGATTTTGAAAAACTCAAAAAACTTTATGAAAAGGACGAGAAAACCATGAACTTACAAGATATACAAAACGCGGTTCAAAAATTGAGCGAAGGCGACAAAGAGACATTGCTCAAAGGGCTAGGCGTAAAAACAGACGACGCGGCTGTAAAGGCACTATCTGAAAAGGTAGCTGATCTCGAGAAAACAGTTAAAACGAAAGACAATGAGATTAAATTCTCTGAGATGTTGCAAGACGGCAAGGTTGTCCCTGCTCAAAAGCAAGCGTTTCTTGATGGCGATATGGCAAAATTTGCCGATCTTCACGTGTCAATCAATCTTGACGAGCAAGGCTCAGGCGAAAACCCGAGCGAGGACGACGTTGAGAACGAAGAAAAGGACGACGAGGACAAAGCGCCCGAGGAAGTCGACGCGAAAGACCGAGACGAAGCTGAGACAAAACTGTCTGAGATTGCTAAGTCTTACCAAGCTGAGCACAAGTGCGAATATAGCGAGGCGTTACGTGTCTCATTGTTAAAGCACCCTAAGCTCGCGGCAAAGTATAACGGCTAAAAGCGGCGACGCTCAGGCTATTTGATTTTTAACATTTAAGCATAAAGGACTTAAGAAAATGTCAGCACATATGAAACCACAATTTTTACCACCAATGCTCTTGGCGGGCGAGGCTCTTGTTCAAGGTCAAGCTGTTAAAGTCAGCTCAGGCGAAATCGTCGCTTGTGATGATGGCGCGAGCTCAGTTGGTGACCGTGCAATCGGTATCTGTCAAGATGACACGGCCGTCGGCCAACCTGTATCAATCGCAATCGCGGGCGGCGGTTCACCTGCTATCGCGGGCGGCACAATCACAGCGGGCGACAGCCTTAAGACGGACGCAAACGGCCACTTTGTAGTGACCACAACAGCGGACGACATTGTGACGGCGATCGCTCATGAGGACGCTGTCGACGGCGACGTGTTCGCGGTACTACCTACTCACCCGACGAAATACTAATCGTTCGGGCGAATAGGGCATAATAATTTTAATATAGAAAAAAGGACGAAAGAAAATGCCACAAGAAAATGCAATTGTTGATAAGCTCTTGACCGATGCGTCACAAGCTATCATTAACGAAAACATGATCGCCACTCAGATTTTAACCCCTGCACCTGTAATGCAGACAACGGGTAAGATCGGTAAACTTGGTAATGGTCACTTGCGCTTGCTGTCAAATATTCAGCACTCAGGTAAGGGCTCTTATCCAATGATCGAAACTATCACTCGTGATAGCGATACATACGATATTGAGATGCGCGGCTTGCAAGACAAGATTTTGCGTCAAGAATATCGCAATGTTGAGCAACCGTTTGACGTTGAGCTTGAGACGGCTCTTGGTCTATTCAGCTTGCTAGAGATCGCCGAAGAGAAATCTTTAAGCGATGCTCTCGGTGACACGTCGATCATTACGCAAAACGTGACGCTCTCAGGTAACTCTCAGTATAACAACCTTGAGAACGCGGCATCGACACCATTGCAAGACTCACGAACAGCTCACGCGACTATCAGATCAAAGATCGGCCGTAAAGCTAATATCGCGATCATGTCTGGTAACGTGTTCGATAGCTTGCTTTATCACAACGGTATTCTTGATAAGTTGGGTTTCCGCTCTAACCGTGCGGGCTCACTTTCTAAAGAAGAGCTTGCTCGTGCCCTTGATGTTGAAGAGGTTCTTGTTGGTGACGGCGTTTATAACGCGGCCAAGAAAGGTCAAAGCGACGACATTAAATCAATCTGGGCGAATAACCTGATCTTTGCTCACCGTGCGAAATCAAAAGCCAAGTATCAAAAGACTCTCGGTTACCGAGTGACATTGATCGGCGACGAAAAGCGCGTTGTTCAAAAGTGGGCTGAAAATACGCCTCGTGGTTCTGTTGGTATCTCAGCAGACGACAGCTATGACAACCTATTGACCGATGTGACTTGTGCATATCTGATCAAAAACGCTGTAGCAGACCTCTAAGAAAAGATTACACATATATATCAAAAGCCCTCGCTCAGTCGGGGGCTTTTTTTGTGATGATTGCGCCGAGGACTATTTTATATTAAGCTAGGGGCTCAATTATTAACTCAAAGCAAAAGGACTTAAGCAAATGCCTGAACAAACAGAAATTAACGCGACAGAGGCCGCTATTGAATTGGCCGCTCAAAACAATGTAGACCTATCTCAGATCACACCTGCCAACCCTCAAGGGCGTATCGGACAACCCGACGTTCAGAAATATATCGAGGCTCAGGCAAATAAGGACGCTGAGACACCTGAGACAAATGAGGGCTCAGATGATGCACCGAAAGACGGTGAGGGCACTCAGGGCGAAGATACGGCCGAAAAAGAAGCGGCGGCAAAGGCGGCCGAAGAGCAAGCCGAAGCCGATGCAAAAGCAAAATCCGATCAGGAAGCTCAGGAAGCGGCTGACAAAGAGGCGGCTGACCTAAAGGCGAAAGAGGACGAGGCGAAAGCTCAGGCCGATAAAGAAGCCGAAGAGCTCGCCGCAAAAGAAGCTCAAGAACTGGCTGATCAGGAAGCGGCAGAAAAAGCCGAAGAGGAAGCGGCAAAAGCTGTCGACGAATCACCTAAAGTCAAAAAAGGCACGGCTCTCTCTAACTTTAAGCATGACGGCGTGTACGTCGCTCAGGGCAAGCCTTACAAAGGCAAAGACGAGGCGGCTCTCAGAAAGCAAGGCTTGATTAAATAATGGCATATGCAACCGCAGACGACATAAAACGCGAGATCAAAGGGCTCACTCTATTGCCGAGTGACTCTTTGGCCGAGGGTGACCTTACCGAATTTATCGACCAAGAGAGCGCTGTTATTGATCAGTATCTCGGGTCTCGGTACACGACACCAATCTCGGACACGACAGCCCTCAAGACGGTAAAGCGAATCTGTATTGATTTCGTGGTTTATCGCGTTGAGAAAATCCTCAAGACGACGAGCGCGGGTGAATTGCCTGACAACGCTATTCGTCAAGATGCGACGGCTGTCGGTGCGTTTAATAACTCTATGCGGTTGCTCAAGTCATTCTCGAGCGGTGATGTTGCATTGCGCGGTGCGTCGAGGCTGTCGTCAACGACTAAGCGCATGGCTCACAGCCCGAAAAAGTCTACTGTCGAGCCTTTATTTAAGAGAGACGAAAAGCAATGGTAAGAAATATAGCCTCATACACGAAAGCCGATTCGTCATACCCTGAGTTTATCTCTGTCAATCAAAAAGATGATCACACGGTCTCTATCAGCATAAGACCCACCGCAAAAGTCGATAGCGCGGGCGTGGTGCGCGAGAGCGAAATATCTGAGATCATCATGTCAAATAAAGATTACGCTATTCTCGCCTTAAATATGGTCGATCATGAGGTCGTAAAGAATGTTGATACAATCCTATAGCGTCGAGAACGACGCAAAGTTTAAAGCTCAAATTGAAAACGCGATCAATCAGGTCGGCGACTTGCGATTCGCCTTTGGTGAGATCGGCCGTGATTGGTTCAAGTCAAACAAGGCGATCTTTAATCTAAAGGGCTCGGGTCAGTACCCCGATCTCAGCGAGCCATATGCGACGCGCAAGCAAAGAACACACCCGAACAAGCCTATCATGGTGCGGTCTGGCCGCATGAGAGACTCGATAACGGGGCGGCCGAACAAAGACAGCGTGCTCAGGATTGGTAAATCTGCTATGGTTATGGGATCGAAAGTGCCGTACATGATATTTCACCAATCGGACGAGCCGCGTGAGGTTATCCCGTTGCGTAAGGTTTTGTTTTTAGGTGCGGAAGCCCCGAGATCAGCGCCGAGCGAGGTCACAGGGCGAACGGAAAGATTTTTGAAAATTATTGAGCTCGAGGTCGAGAGAAAGTTAAAATCATTATGAGCAAGTTTGGCGTTGAAGAGTTTTTTGATCAAGCGATCACCGTGCTAAAGGCGGGTTTTAATAGCAAGATTGACGAGATCAATGAAGAGAAGAGCGCCGAGGGCACTGAGCTCGAGCTCGAAAAGATCGTTGATGATTCGCAATATTTCGAGGACTTTTTAAGCAAGGTCGTATCGAAAGAATTTTTTGTTGTCCACCGCATACAGGGCTTAGAGCCTCTCGCAAGCGTCGGCTCGAAAACAGCGACCGAGGTTACTTTGATTTTCTTTGTGTGTTATATTGATCGTCAAGGCGGCATGAGAGACATTAAGAAAGGCTTGAGATATGGCCGCGCTATCACTGAAATATTTAAAGAAAAATATGATATGGATAGCCGCGTCTCGAGCATTGCTTTAAAAAGTTACTACCCGACAAGCGGCCAATTTGACGGCTCTAGTCAGGTGTATAAAATTGCAGGGTGTGAATTGAAAGGAACGATAAACATATGACGAAATTAAAAACAAGTGTCGGCGTTGAAGCGACGGCCGCAAAGACAAAGCCTAACAGCGATAAAATTGCTTTGCGCGATTTTAAGTGTCAATACGACCGCGAAAGAGTTATCATTGCCAAGGGTGATGATCTGTCTGATCGCGATTTCCCTGATTGGCTATGGACAAATTTAACAACTGAGAATGTTTTGAAAGGATAAAAACATGGGACTCGAACAAAGAAAAACGATTTACGGCGTACACTCTGTCGCCTTATACGACCCTGCTACAGGCTTGCCTCTTGGTGGTATTGCTAAAGTGGTGGGTAGCTTGGCGCTTAACCTATCGGGCGACCTTGTGCAACTCACAGGCGGCTCGTTGCCTTTCCCTTGGAAAGTGCAAGAGGGTCAAATCTCAACTGAGATCACATTTTTGCTTAAAGAATACCCTGACTTTGTGTTTGAGGCGTTTCTTGGTAAAGCGATCACGAACAACGCGGCCGAGTCCGACGGCAATGTATCGACGGCGACAAACGTAAGCGGCACGCTTATCGATGCGACAACAGGTATCGCGTCGGTGACGGCGAAATCGGGCGAGACCGACGACCTTAAGACGGGCAAGTATGTCCTCAAAGCGGTATCGGCGACGACTGTTGACTTGTATTCATTGAGCGATATTGATTTCTCAAATGGTGCAAATGTTGATTTTGACGACGACACGCTTAAGGTGAACGCAACGCCGATCGCTATTTCTGGTTCAGGCGGCACGATTGACGTAGCTGACTTCGGTCTTACGATCACGGGTGGTTCTGGTACTGTTGCATTGACGACGGGCGATACAGCGAGCTTTGAGGTTCGCGCCGCTAACACGGGTTCTCAAGAGGTGATCGTCGGTGACGTGAACTTTAAATTGCCCGAGGTTGGTGTTATCGCATACGCTCAGAAAGACGGCGATAATACGATCTATGAGATCGATCTATTCCGCTGTAAGGGTGCGGGCTTGCCGATTACCTTTGCTGAAAAAGCGTTCTCTGAGTCTGAGATTCCTTTACAAGCGTTCTATGACAGCACGCAAAAAGGTCTCTTTAAGATGCGCCGCGTAAGCAACAAATCATAAGAGAAAGGTAAAGGCTGAGAATGATACCTCTTGAAAGTTTATCGCCTCAAAGTGCCGAGGCGGTCGTAAAATTAAAGACGGGGCGCGAGGTCAAGCTGACAATGCGCCCCTATACTTTGCATGATCACGCATGGTTTCAAAAACAGTTTGGAACGGACGAGGACAAGCAAGCTATCGCCGCAATGCGTCTCGAGCCGATTGCTCGTTTCTCGTGGCATATGCTAACCCCTGAGAGCCGCGCCGTGTTCGCAAATATCAAGTACGAGAAATATGACGACGACGGCAACCCTGTCAAAGAGATCGAGGGCTATGAGCGCCTATTGTTCGGCATCGAGAGCGAGGAGTCTTTTTGGGCTTTGCTCTCAGCGTTCGGTGAATGTCGCGGTATGAATAGCTTTATCAGCGACGAGGGCGAGATTGGCGTAAAAAAAAAGGCGATTCGGTCGCCGAAGAGGATATTGATTGGCCTAGTCAGTTTGATTTTATGGCCTCTCAATATGGTTATACGCCTGATCAAATTTTTGCTCTCACCCCTCGCGTCTTTCAATACCTAATTTCTCGCGCCGATATTCGTGTTCATAACGAATTGCAATCTCAGGTCGCTCTTGCGGGTGGTGAGCCCGACTTCATTGACCGCGCCGCTGACAACGCCATGCTTAAGATCAAGAAAAATAATGACGAGCTTGAGCGCGTAAGTCGTGATATGATTGACGACACCCTCGCTCAAAAGCAAAAGGAACTGTCGAAAAATGTCTAGCCCTGAACTCATTGTAAAAATTGGCGCGAATAGCGAGAAATACAGGCGCGAGCTCAAAAAGATCGAGGGTCAAAGTGATGCGTCGATTGCGCGTATGCAAAAGAGAGCTCAGGCGGCGGCCGCTGTCGTTGCTGTATCTGTTGCGGGCGGGCTTGCCGCGTTCAATGAATTTCGCAAATTTGAAAAAGATTTCTCAAACGTGGTAACATTGCTCGACGATACGAGCTTTAAAACAAAGACCCTCTCAAAGGGTATCGTTGATCTAAAAGACGGCGTAAAGGCTCTCGCTATCCAATCAGGCGCGAGCTTCGATGTGTTAAACCAAGGGCTGTTTGATCTAATCTCGGCGGGTGTAAGCGCTGAGAAAGCTATTTCGGCTCTTGGTGTAGCAACAAACCTCGCTCTCGCGGGCAATACAGACACGAGCGTCGCTGTTGACGGCATCACGAGCGCATTGAACGCCTATAATCTTAGCGCTGATCAGGCGCAATCTGTGGCCGAAAAATTCTTCACTGCTCAAAAGTTTGGTAAGACCACAATCGAAGAGCTCTCAGGCTCGTTCGGTAAAGTCGGCGCGACAGCGGCGGGGCTTGGCGTTGATCTTGATGAATTGCTCGCCTCGGTTTCGGCCGTTACGACGGCGGGGGTTGGCACAAGCGAAGCCTTTACAGGAATTAAGGCCGCTCTTGCGAATGTGATTAAACCGACCAAAGACGCTCAGATCGAGGCTAAGCGCCTTGGTATTGATTTCAGCACGACAGCATTGCGCTCTCAGGGATTGGCAGGGTTTCTCGATAGCATAACCAACGCGGCCGACTTTAACGCCGATTCGCTTGGTAAATTATTCGGCTCGGTCGAGGCTTTAAATGCTGTGACAGCTCTTGCGGGTAACCAATCCGATTCGTTTAGAGGCACGCTTGCGGCTCTCGGTAATGAGGCTCAGTCAGCGGCAACCTTTCAAGATGCTCTTGCGGTAAAGACCGACACGGCCGATCAAAAGATGCGCCGTATGCAATCAGCCGTCTCAGCGGCCGCCGTATCGCTCGGTGAGTTTGTCGCGCCCGCTGTCATTGTGTTCGCCGAGCAAACGGCCTTGAGGGTCACTCAGCTCGGTAAGGGTATGAAAGCCCTCGGCACAATTATCGGCGGCGTGGCGACAATCCTCGTCGAGAGCTTGGGCTCGGCTTTTGTGTTTATCCTGTCAGGTATCGCGAGCCTTGACTCAAAGCTATCGTCGTTCTTTGCGAGCTTGAATGAAAAAGCCGCGAATATTCCCTTTATTGGTGACGAGCGTCGTGCGGGTTTTCAGGCCAACGCCGACCGACTGAACACAAGATCAGAGGAAAGAGATTTTGACGCTGATAACTTGGCCGCACAAGCAACGCAATTTTTCACCGACCAAGATGTTGAGGCTCAGTTTGAAAGAGAGCAAGGGCTCGCCGATGGTAAAAATGAAATTTTAGCCGAATCACTTGAGGCTCAACGCGAGATAAGAGTTGAGGCCGAGGAAGCTGACCGCGAGGCGGGGCTCTCAGACCCTCTCGAAAATCAGACCGACGAAGAGTTTGAAGAGACAGCTCAGCGCCTTGAGGATAGATCGGGCGAGCTGTTAGAGGGTAAGCAAAAAGCCCTCACCGACGAAGAGAAAGCGCAACGAGACGCGGCAAATAAGATTATTAAGATCAATGAAGAGAAAGCGAAAAAGCTCAAAGAGCTCGACGACAAGCTCACCAATACGATCAAAAGCAACCTCAACTCATTGTTTGACCAACAAACGGCCGTCGGTAAGGCTGTCTTTATTTTTGAGCAAGCACGGGCGATTGCGGACACAATTATCACAACACAAGAGGCGGGTATGCTCGCCTATGCGTCTCAGCTCATACCAGGTGACCCGACCTCTATCGCACGCGCCGAAGCCGCTCGCGCCATCACATACGCAAAAGGCGCTGTCGCTGTTGGCTTGATTGGTGCTCAAACTGTCGCGGGCGTAAGCGCTCAGCAAGGGGGGATTGTTGCGGGCGTTGGCTCAGGTGACCGCGTGCCCGCAATGCTTGAGGCGGGCGAGATCGTTGTGCCTCGTAAATTTAACCCGCTATCGCCTAACTTTGAAGAGACTTTCGGCGGCCTTGGCGGCGGTGGTTCTGTTAAGGTCGACTTGACGCTTGACGAAAACGCGAGCAAAATCTTAACAGCTCAACAGCGCGAAGATAAAAGACTAGGGGTTTCGAGATGACTATGACGGGCGGTATCGCATTTTATGATAAGAATTTCTCGGCGTATGGCTTAGGGGCACGTATGACGGCCTCAAGCAATGACAGCAATGCAGACCTCGCGCTCGGCCGTGACGAATACTTTAAATGGGAGTCGTCGGGCTCAGACGATACAACGCAAGAGACATTGACCCTCACGTTGCCAAATGCGACCACTGTGAGCCGTTTGTTCATGATCGGGCATAACTTTAAGGATTTTGAGATCAGCGCGACAGGCGCGTCAATTACGGGGCTTAATAGCGGTTTTAACAATCATAATAACGGCACGGCCGCCGAAGCGACATTAAGCGGCGGCGATATAGATCAAAATGGTTACGATACCGACGTGTCTTATTTTGAGTTTGACCCTATTGAGGTTACTGAGATCGTGATCACTTGCACGACAGCTCAAGTCGCCGATGCTCAAAAGTATCTCTCGCGCCTTATTGTGACGAACGAGCTCGGCACGTTGCGCGGCTATCCTGAGACAAAGGGCGTAAATATCGACCCGAATGAGAAAGAAGAGAAAACGATCGCGGGGTTCTCTCATATAGAGCGCGGCGTTGATACGGCCGACTTTTCTCTCAGCTTAAAATCTTACCCTTATCAAGACGATGTAGACTTGCTCGACGATCTCTTTGCGCGGTACGAGCCTTTTATGGTTTGGCTTTGCGGCGGGTTGCCTGATCAATTCGGTCTTAATCTTAGAGGTTGGCGATCGCGTGATCTGTATTTGATGAAAGTCGACGGCGGTATTCAAAACGGTTTCTCTAAAAACACATATTGCCTCGGCAAAGATGGCGCTTATCGTTTTCGTGAGGTGCTGTCTTGAGCCTACCTTACCCGAATTATCAGATCTTTTTTACCCCGCTCGTGCGCCCTAATGTTTACGGCGACACGTTGAACGTGACCAAAGACATTGATATGACTGATTTTATCAGATCGGGCGGCTTACAAAGTATCAGTCAACAGGTCGACGACGGCGATTACGATATAGGCATATTCACGTTCGGCGACATAACGCTCAACGGTATCAATATCGGCCGCAAGTTTAATGAATTCGTCTCAAGGTTCTCTCAATGGATTCGGTTCTTGGTCGCGTTGAGGTGACGGGCGGCGCTGTATCAACAAACGACAGCTTTTCTCTTGCGATCAAAAAGGTTTTAAATGTCCCTGAGATCACAAATATTCTCAATTACGACGAGAGCAATATCGACGTTGATTTTGACGCGGCCGTTGACAATGGTGATTTCTTTACAGCGATAACCGTTAAGGCGGCGCTTGATGATCTCTTGCTTGCGTCGAACTCAATTTTAATAATCGATAAAAATGATAACATTATTGTAAAATCAAGGGTCGAAGATCGTCGGGTTTTTGTCTTGCATGGTCGCGGCGATTATTACGGCCGTGAAAATATTATCTCGATCACCGAATCAAACGACGGCCGACAGCGAGCTTTTTCGGCTATATCGGTGAATGATATTGAGGTCGCAAATGACGATTGGATTGATGAATATGGGTATCGTCAAAAGTCTATCTCTCTCGATTTTATCGATAACAACGATACGATCAAAGCGGTTGCGGGCAACATTTTGGATAACTTTAAAGTGCCAAAGCCTGAGCTCAAAGTTAAGGCTCTCGCAAAAGACCTCAAGGATATTGAGCTTTTAGATACGGTCAAACTATACTATGATTATCGTGTTGCGCCGTATGTTGGCGACACTTTGCCTCTTGCGGGTCAGGTGCTTGCGGGTCAGTTTACGGCGGCGCGTTCTTTTGGGTCTCGCCGAATTTTGCCCTCGCAAAAGTGGAAAGTTATCGAGATCGAAGAGAGAGCCTCTCAATCTGAGATCACTCTCAAGCTCAGGCTTAGCGGCAACACGACGGCCGACGGTTATTTTATCGGCTTTGATGACGGCTATTTTTTTAACGACGAGACAGGGTTTTCAGCATGACGACAGATCAACAAATTGAGAGCGCCTTTGTTGCCAATCAAGAGGTGAGCAAGGCTGACATTATAGCGCTATTTAAGTCTATCAGAGACGACGCTGAGAGCGGTTTGTCTTTAGACGGTAACGGCGACCTTGCTTTGACGGGCGACATTGAGCTCGAAAACGCCTCGCCCGAGATCAGGCTTATAGATTCCGATAATGGTTTTCAGAGCCGTATATACAATACAAACGGTAACCAGTATTACGAAACGTCGTCGGTCAACAGGCATCATGTTTTTGTGAACGGGCATCTAAGGGCTCTCGGCCTTTCGTTTAATGACGGCACTGATATTTTAGAGGATTATGAAACGGCCGCATGGTCGCCCGCCTTTACGTCGGTCGGCGGCGCGGTTTATAGCGTAAGAGATGGGCTTGCGACACGTATCGACGATTTCGTATTTGTGAGCTTTGAGGTGACTTGGTCGGCGATCACGCTTGCGGGCGACTCCTCTGGTATTGGCCTCGGCACGTTGCCGTTCTCTATAGCAACCGACGGCGCTGTTATGGGGCAAATAGACCCTCTTGATAGTACGGGCTTTGATTTTGATGCGAACGATACGATCGTTGTTGGCTCTTTGGGCTCTTCATTAAACTTTTTTGATATGTCTGGTTTCATTTTGCGCTATAGTACGGGGCAAATGAACACCTCGGGCACTCTCTCAGGCTTCTTTATTTACAGAACGGACGATTAAAATGAACAAATCAATCACTATAAATTTATCAAATCTTCATGTTCGTATTCGTGACAAAAACGAAAAAGAGCAAAAAAGAATTACGACGATTATCGCGGGCGACGAGAAAGCTCTCGTTGAGGCTTTGGGCGATAAACAGGCGGCGGGCATTATCTCGGGGTTTTGGGATAAGGACAAGATCGCGGCGATCAACGCTGAGATCGAGACCAAGGAAAAAGAGCTCATTGAGCGATCTGAGAAGAAAATGAAGCGCCGCAAAAAACAAGAAAAGAAAGCCTATCAAGCTATGGTCTCAGATATTGCGGCCGAGGTTATAAAGAAGCTCGAAAACAAAAAGGGGTAAGGCATGGCCGATAACACTTTAACCACCAAGACCGACCCTCACGTTGTTGTTGTTGATGATTTTAATGATATTCATACAGCGCTCAAGGGCGACTTTGTCGGCCGCTCAGCCTCAACGGGTGCGGCCAGTGATCAAGAGCGTCTCGGCACGCCTGTCGTGCCTTGGCTTGAGGCTCACGTCGGTAGCCTATTTTTGAACGGCTCTATTTTTGACCCTGACAATCTAGGGGTCGGCACGAACACAAAAAACTCAGTAAGCGACGGACGCACAAGAGCGGGCTCGATATTCCCTGACTTTATCCGAGCCGACGGCACGGCCGCAAGCGCTACTATTTTGGCGGGTGACACTGACCTGAAATACACGGCGAACAATGTCGGGGTTATTCTTACGGCCGACGTGAGTTTAACCTCTTTGACGGTTGCGCCATCTAGCGAGAACACGGCGACAATCAACGACAGCGACCTCTCGGGCGATCTGAGCTCTAAGTATGCGGGCGAGGGTCAAAGCGGCTCTATCGAGATTGATAGCGCGGGCGACGAGATCACTAATCGGGTCGGTCAATATGCTTGTTTTAAGCATGGCACGAGCGAGCTGTTTTTTGCTTTTGTGCAACAGGCCGACGGTAGCGCCAACACCGCAACTCTGACCAATGTTTTTAGAGGGTTTTTCTTTGATGATTCGGGCGAGCCTATTGTGCGCGAGGTTATGAGTGACGACGACACGATCACGCTCATGTCCCTTGGTTGGGTATTTGCTCAGAACAACGGCACGGTTTTCGACGTGTCTTACCGCTCACCAATATACAGCGGCAAAGAGCCCGCGAGTGCTGTTGTTGATGATTACTGGTTTGATCTTAATGCGCAAAATTGGTTTCGCTATGACGGCACAAGTTTCGTCGAGATCGAGAGAACATTGCTCGGAGTCGTCGTTATTGATGGGACAAATTGCATAGCGTCAAGATCGTTTGATTTTGCAAAGAGCTATGATGAAACTATTGATATTGAAATGAATACCACGCCAAAGAGCGACACAGCCGTCGAGACGGCCGATGCGTTCAATAAGGTTAGCGTGTATGCTCAAACGCTCGAACTCTTCTCAGGGCGCTTATTCTGGGATATTGAGACCGATCTCGAAAGTGGTCTCACCGAGGCGAACGATACGCTGTATTATTTGTATGTCACCGAAGAGGGCAAGCCCGTCATATCAGACGAGCGCCCTTATGACAGGACGGCCGAGCTTAAGGGGTACTATCACCCGTATCACTCATGGCGCTTTGTCGGTGTTGCGTTCAATGATGATAGCGGCAACTTCTCAACGGCCAACTCTAAAAACAACAATCAGAAACGAATTAAAGAGTTTACCGACAGCGAGAGCTTTTTGCCTTTGCCGAACGTGACGAGCTTTACGGTCAGGCTTTGGGGCGGTGGTGGTGGTGGTAATCAAGGCTCTATTGCGGGCTCGGCGGGCGGCACAACAAGTTTCGGGACGTATTGCTCAGCAACAGGCGGCGCGGGAGCAACGCAAAGCGCAGACGGCGCAGACGGAACGGGGGTCGGCTGTAAAGCGAATTACAGCGGCAATCAAAACTTGCTCGGGTATTCTAACGGCGGCACGGACGGCATTAACAACACGGGCGGCAATGGCGGTTATGGGTTTCATATCGTTGAAGAGATAAAAAGCACTGTTATACAAGTCTCAGTCGGCGCGGCGGGCACGGGATTTTATGCAACTCAAATCGGTGAAAAAGGCTTTTGCCTAGTGGAGTATTAAAAATGAAATTTGCAAGAATAGATAGCGGCGTTGTTGCTGAGATTTTTGAGGGCGAATCATTGCCTCAATTTCACCCTTCTCTCGTTTGGGTTTCGGGTGTGCCTGATACGGTCTCGGTTGGTTGGGGTTACGATGGTAACTCATTCTCGAGCCCCGACAGCTTGTTCACCGTTCAAGAGATGCGAGATGCACGCTCGGCCGAAGTGTCAGCGCTCAGAGATCAAAAATATACAGAGGGTTTTGATTACAACGGCAAGAATTTTCAAGTTGACCTTGAGGCTCAAAAAGATATGACGGCCGTGCAAGTGCAGTTTTTATCAGGTGTTTCTAATCCACACGGCGGCGCTTGGCGTACGAGCGACAATGAGGCTATCACTATGAGTGATAATGATGTAAAGTTGTTTATGCAAGCGGCATTTACATATGTGGCGGGCATTAAGGGTGCGTCATGGCTTCACAAGGAAAACATTGCGGCGCTTAATGCGAAATCTGATATAGAACAATATGACATAAGTAAAGGGTGGCCGTAATGGACAAAGATGCAGGGTTGATATTAAGCGGGGTTGCCTCGTTTTTGTTTTTTGTTTTAGCGACAGCGTTTAAAAAAATATTTGATAAATCGGACGATGCGCTCAAGGTTGCTATAGAGGCGAAGAGCGGAGTTGCGAGCTTAAAAGAAGAGCACGAAAAAAGAGACAATGAGATTAACAGGCGATTAAAAGGAATTGACGAAAACCTCAAAAAGGTCGATAGCGTTGAGATCAGCATGGCTCGCCTTGAAGCGAACTCTCAGAATATGTCGCGAGTGATGGAAAAAATGGAGGCTCACCTTTTAAGGATAGAGCAAAATCAAAATGCTTATAGTGATTGAGGATAGCGACGGCGATTACGGTATCTATAATCAGAGTATTCTTTATGGAATACCTCATGTTAGGTTCTCGAGTATCGCCGACTTTAAAAAAAGCGAAGTTGATTTTGATGTTGTTTTGACCGACCTCTCTATCATCGATTCGTCGTCGAGCGAGACGGTGAGAAAAATCAGAGAAGAGACTGAGAAGCCTATTTTTGTGCTAACGGGCGCGGCGGGCATATATCTAACAGGCCGATCGTTTAAATCTATAATGGACGCGGGCGCGACCGAGGTTTTTGAAAAAAATAAAACAAAAGACAAATCATATTCTGATATGATTAGATCTGTTTTAATGAGAGAGATTGGTTGCTTTGATGGCAGTAGCAAAGACGAGGGGTGAAAGATCGAGCGAGTTTAAAGCTGTTATGATAGCTTTTTGCGCGGGTTTTTTTCTCGCCGTTATTGCTCTTTTAAAGTCGAGCGACCCTGACCTCGCTCAGGTTGGTGTTTTAATCGGCGCGGTCACATTCCCTTTGATGTGGTATTGTGGCGCAAGAACAGTCTTTAAAATGAAGCAAGGTGAGGCCAGTTATGATCTTTCGCAAAAAGAAAAAGAGTAGAATAAACCCCGCGCTTGTCGGCGTTGACCTGCCTAGCAAGTACAGGTTTTTGCTGTATGAGAAAAGCCCGAAAATACTTATCGAGTCTCTCAAGTTGCACGGCACTCTAGAGGTAAAAGGCGCGGGCAATAACCCCGTCATTCTCGGGTGGGCAAAAGAGGTCGGCGGTTGGATTGGTCGTTTTTACGATAAAGACTCAATACCTTGGTGTGGCCTGTATATCGCGCTTTTGTGTAAGCGTGCGGGTTTACCGTACAATCAAAAAGCATTGTCGGCGCTGTCTTGGGCGGCTTGGGGTGAGCCTGTTGATGTGCCTATGCTCGGCGATATTTTGACATTTACGCGCAAGGGCGGCGGCCATGTCGGGCTATATGTTGGCGAGGACGAGACGCATTATCATGTTCACGGCGGCAACCAATCGGACTCGGTCAGCTTTACCCGTATAGCAAAGACGCGGTTTTATGAAGCTCGCCGCACAAAATGGAAATGGTCACAGCCTAAAAATATTAGGCGTATCTTTCTTGATGGTGTCGGCCGCATATCTGAGAATGAGGCTTGATCATGTTTGGACTGTTTAATATCGCACGAATAGCAGGGTTTCTCGCAAAGAATAAGCTGTATATTTACAGCGCCCTCGCGATCGCGGCCGTGTTCTTTGCGCTCGGCGCTTATTCGGGTTATAGTTTTAAGGACTACCTGAGCAACCGATCGACATTTAAAGAGATCAGTAAAAACCTAGAACTCAAAGAGGGTCTTGATGAAATACGTAATAACAGTGGCGGCCGCGATGATCTTATTGACGGCTTGCTCGACGGCAAATTTGAGTGAAAAAGCTGTCGTGCAATCGCGCAAGGTCGCAATGCCCGACGTTAAAAAATACCCTGAGAGCGATCTTATAAAGGCGGGCAAAGAGCTCAAGGCTTGCGAGAGATCAAAAGAGCTCGATTGCTCAATGATCGAAAAGCTGTTGATCGACGCTAAAATATTGCGCCGACAAGTCATTCACTTAATCGAAAACCTATAAGGCGATTTAAAGCCCCGTGATGCGTTTTACTTGCCGCAATGAGGGCAAGTGCGCAAAGTTAAAACAATCGACCTAGCCATGTGTTTATGATTGATTAGCAACCCTTTCGCCTCAAGTTGGTCGACCAATCTACAGACTTGTGATTTTGATTTTAATTTCATGGCCGCCGCGAGCTCAGAAAAACTCGGTGTCAGCTCGTTCTTTTTATAGAGCTCTTGAAAGACCTCGATAAATTTTTTCTCTTGTGCTGTCACGCCTTGCATGATTACCCCGCCTGTAAATTATCGAGAGACGTGTACGCGCCCGACTGAGTTGCTTTTGATGGTATGCTTTCAGGCTGAGACCAACGGCCGAGCCTTTGGAGCTTGGCAATTCTCTCGCTCATAAGGTCTCTGAAAGACTCCATGCACGCCGCGAGCTCTTTGATGTACGCCTCGTCACGCTCGACCCTGACAGGCACGGGCATAAGGTCGGGGTGATAGAGCCAATAGTCACAATATTGACGATCTGAGACCCATAGCTGACCCTGTATTTGAGGGGTATGCTCGGCCTTGTGTACGTTTTCGATCATGTATGTCACATGGTTTTTCGTGTCGAGACACTTGATCTCGCCGCAACCATCGTCACCGATAAGGAAGTCAGGCGAGCAACCGAACGTCTTTTTGTCGTTGGTGATAAAACCGCTCGTCTCGGTCTTGACCCCGTTGATCATCTCGTAAGCCCGTCGAGCGTCAACCTCAAGTATCTGGCCGCGCCTCATGTGAAAGGTCGGCTCAAAAATGCCTTGCGATTCGCCCGTCATAAGCTCGGCGATCTTAAGGTCGGCGTACGGCTTTGCTTGAGCTGATAACTTCATTGTTTTCGGTGTCATTATCTTTCCGAAATTTGATGCTGTCGGTATGCCAAGACGCGCCTCAAACCATGCGTCCTCGCCTTGAATGACGTTGTGATGTATTGGCATTATATCAACTCACCCTCTTTGGCGGTCTCGTCGTCGCTCGCCTCTTGTTGGCTGTTCTCGACTTTGGCTTTTGCTGTCTCAGCCTCGGCCGCCATGCGCGCCCGCTGATCTTCGATGCGCTTTTTCTTGGCTCTCAGCATATTCGCCGCCTTGAGGTAATTCTTTTGCTTGATCTGTTTGATCGCCGCAACACCCATAAATTCGCAGAACTGAGCAATGTCTGCATCGGTCTCGTCGATTAGGGATTGAAGAGAGGCGAGCTGATCGTCGTCGAGCTCATAATCTATGAACTGGTTACCGTCGTCGTCGTCGCTTGTCTTAATGCCGAGCGCTTTGCAAAGGGCGAGCCTTTCGCCATATGTCATTGACGATGCGGCCGCGTGAGGCTTTGTCTTATTGATTGAGCCTTTGATGCCCGCATTATCAAAATGAATTTGCACGCGGTTTCGTTTTGAGTGCCCTGACTCATGCACGATCTCGCACGTTGTGCCGATCAGGTCTTTCTCAGGGTAGTCGTTTTCGTAACGCTCAAAAAAACCGTGCTTTGCGAGCAACGGGTCAACGGCCTTTTTGATAGCCTCGAGGTCAGCGTATCGAGAGCTTGTTTGACCGTTTTGCTTGTTCTTAACGATCGTCACTTGAGCGAGCTCACGCCTGAGCGCCGCCATGCTCTTATTGTAGTCGATCTCAGCTTGACGATCGAGCACGCGCTCGTTCGCCGTGATTAAAGCGTTGATCTTCTCAACGTCGACCTCGGGGTTCGCGATAGCGACCTCGATAACGCTCGTCATGCTTTGCACGTTTTGCTCGGTCTTGTTCTCGGTCAAGGTGGTGACCGCCTGTTGTTTTGTATCTGTCATTTTTCAGCCTTTGGTTAGAGTGTCATGTATAATATATTGATATAGTCAATAAGGTCAACTATTTTATTGTGAGTTTTTCTTTGTCGCCGAGATCATAAGCCTGTCCTTGTTTTCGACGTAGGACATTATCACGTTGTCGCGCAACGTCTCGGTCTTTTGATACAGGTTACTCAGGTCAATATTGTGATTTTGAAACACGGCCTCGTTTTCGACCAAGTAAGACCCGAACATGATTCGCAAGCCTTTAAATTGTTTTGAGCGTGCGAGCTCGTCGGCCTTTTTAAAAAACCGATTAAAGATAAAGGCGTAATGGTTGCCGTTTCTCTCGACAACGTCGCCCTTAATTCTCTCAAGGTGGTGAGTGCCGTCGAGGTGGTGAATACATAAATAGCAATTTATCATGATATGCCCTTTCTATGACAAAACTGTGATCAGGTGATTAATGTAAGCGCCGCACAAAGCGCCGCATAAAAACATACGAACGCGCATTGATCGCGGCTGTTTTTGGGGTGCACGCAGTATGCTAGAGCGCAGACAGCGCCCCGCAATCCTTATCGAAACGCCTTGATAGTGTAGCGTTTTCTTAAATCTTTTTACCGCGCTCTCGCGAGCCTCTCTGGTCAATCTGTTAAGTAGATGCTCATGCTCGCCGACCCACATTTGAACGTAAACAGCGCAAAGAGCCTCATGATCAAGGTAAAGATAATCTAGGTCGTCTAGGCTGTTGAGCCAATCTTGAGCGTTATACATTTTGAGCCTCTCTAAAAAGCGGTTTTTGTTTATGGTCTATGTCGTCGATTATATCACTAAGCTCGAGCGCGAGCGAAAGGTCTGTAATTTTCGATATGAAATAACGAGCGTCGTCGAGCTGTGATGATTGCTCGGCCGTGTATTGTCGACCGAGCCTCTTGTTCGCGGTGACGCAAGCGATGTGACCAAGTATCAACTCGGCGGCCGCTCTTTTGGGTTTGCGCTCAGCCTCGATCTTTGATTTCTCGTCGAACTGATTCGTGCCGACCCATAACGAGACAGCATTGACGATCTTGTTGTTGTTCTTAATCTCATAAAGGCGGTGCTCTCGCGTGCCTAATAACGGCACAAAATAACGATCAATCGGCGCTATGCTGTCGGCTAACTTTGCAAGCGTAAACTGGCCTTTTAGTGTTTCAAAATATGTCGTCATGCCTCAAGTCGTCCTCTTTATGTTCACTTGACTGTTCTTATAATATTGATAATATAGATAATGTCAATAACAAAAAGGAATTAAGAAAATGGCGAATGATATTAACAGTAAAGATCAGCGTATTACGTTTTACGGCGGCGAGCTGAAACAAGAGCTCGTAAAGAAAATGGCTAAAGACCCGAGGTTTTTGAGCCTGACAAAATATGTCGCTCACTTGGTCGCGGTCGGGCTTGAGAATGATACCCTCGAAACGCCGATCAAAAGCTAATGAGTGAGGCTGACAAAAAAGCCCCTGAGATAGGGCACAACTCAGAACGCTTTGACAGCATAGCCGCAACACGAATCCGTCAATGTATGGATAGGGTCGGCAAGCTGACCGACGAGCGTAAGGATATTAACGACAGCATAAACGATGTATATGCCGAGATGAAAGGTGTCGGTTTTGACGTTAAGGTCTTGCGTAAACTGTTTAAGCTCGAGCGCATGGAGGCTGAAAAGAGGCGCGAGGCTCAAGAGTTGCTCGACCTGTATAAAGCCGCCCTCGGTATGGATTGATGCACAAGATTGTTTTGCCTTTTCCGCCTTGGTCTTTGTCGCCGAACGCACGAAACGACAGGCGCGGCATGACAAAAACGCGCAAGGGCTATAAATTCATATGCGCGGGGTTGGCGCGTAATCTTAAAATAAGCCTCGACAAGAAGCCCGTCGCGATTGCAGTGCTTTTTTACCCGCCAAAATTAAACGTCGATCTTGATAACTGCCTCGCGGCCGCAAAGAGCGGTCTTGACGGTGTTGCTATAGGACTCGGCGTTGATGATAAATTTTTCAAACCCATCATAATTGACATTGTTGAGAGGGACTCACCGCATGGCCGAGTTGAGGTTTATATCGACAATGTTGACATTGTCGATAATTCGTTTAATAATCTCATAACGAAAATGATAAGGACGTGAGATGGCCAAAGATTTAACACATAAGAAAACGCTTGAAAATTTTAAAGAGTGGCTTGTCGGCCGAGGTGCTGAGATATTACCGCCGACAAGCGAGTATGAAGTGCTAAGGTTTCGGGCGAACGCCGTGACGAGCATTGTTTATAAAAACGGGGCGGGCAATATATCTTATTACGCAAACGAGGCAAAGAAAGCATATCGCGCCTTTCGCGGCGACGGCGAATATAAGACCGACGCACGTAAAACGAAAAAGAGATTGAAGTCGAGCAAGAAAGAGCAACGCAAGGAAGCGGTGAGAGAGCGTGACGGCAACGACTGTTTCTTTTGCGGTGAGGTTGTCCCTAAGCAAGATCAGACCGTTGAGCACCTGCTCTCGCTCGCTCATGGCGGTAACCACCACCTGAGCAATCTCGCGCTCTCGTGCGCGTCATGCAACTATCTAGCGAGCCATATGAGCCTTGTTGAAAAAATAAAACTCAGAGAAGAGAAAAGAGGGGCGGTCTCAAATGGGAAAGCGTAGCGATTTCGAGCGTGTTGAGCGTGACTATTACCCGACCCCCGAGGTCGCGGTTTGACAGCTTTGACATTGAGCCAAATCATGAGAGGGTCAACAAAATGGACGCTCTTGCATTGTGCGCATATTACGAAAAAACAAAGGCGACAGCGCTTATAACAAACCCGCCTTGGCAGAAACAGAAAAGCGAGGGCGAAATATTTAATAAGCTCTTGCGGCACTGGCTGAGATACTTCGACGGCGACATATGGCTTTTGTTTGATGCTGATTGGATTCATACAGTGCAGTCTTTTGAGTTTAAAGAGTATTGCTCTTTAATCGTATCGGTCGGCCGCGTGTCTTGGTTAGGCAACGGCGTGAGCGGTGTTGATAATTGCGCATGGTATAAATTCAATAAAAATAACGCTAAGCCGACTGAGTTTTGTTGGCCGATTGGCGCACATGGGAGAAAAGAGATTAAGGCGACGCTTGATCTTTTTGACGATACCTGAGATAAATAAAACGTCGAGAGCACGAGATAGATTGGCCTTTATCTTAAAAGCATTATCAGCCTTTTGCGCCGCTCTCGACAACTCTTACAAGGCTGAAAGAAGAGGCTGAATTGAAAGATAAATCTAAAAACGACGGTTATGTATCTATACATAGATGCTTGCACAAAGAGCCTATCTGGCTCGCTGAGCCGTTCTCTCGTGCTCAGGCATGGATTGACCTCATAATGCTCGCAAATTACAAGGCGGGCTATATACGGATTAAAGGCGAGCGTGTTGATTTACAGCGCGGCGAGTGCGGGTGGTCAAAGCTCAAACTCTCAAAGCGTTGGAAGTGGTCGAGAGGCAAGACTGAACGCTTTTTAAACGAACTCAAAAACGATCAATGGATAGAACTCAAGACGGGACACCGCACGACGGTCATTAAGATATTGGAATATAACGATTTTCAGACTTCGCAGGACAAGAGACAGGACAACAGACGGGGCAACAAACAGGACAACAGACAGGACACTAACAATAAAGATAATAAAAATAATAAACCCCCCTTACCCCCCAAGGGGGCAGATGTTTCTAAAACTTTGTTTTCGATAAAAAAGGAATTGTCGGCCGATGGTATTGAGCTCGCAAAACAGAAATCGCCGCAATGGGACGTTTATGCCCTCATGGAAGAATACGACAAATGGGTAAATAAAGACCCCGATAACCGAAAGCCAAGGAGCGCTAACATAGCGTTTCCGTATTGGTGCGAATCATTCACGAAAGGAGTGCCCCCGAGATGATCAGACAACCGAAAATTGAAAAACGTGTTGAGCTGTATAGCTTGGACGCTGAGACCCTTAACGGCTACACCACTGCCAAGAGACACCGACTAGCGCGAGAGTATTTTGAGATGATGCTCGCTGATCTGTCGTTTGGCAAAGGTGAGATAATCAGTCGGCGACGTGATTCGTATGTCGTTGATCGCCGCCAATATATCGCGACCGTTATGAGCAATGTCGGGTTTTCGTGTGTTTCTATTGGCCTCGCAATGTCGCGGGATAGCACGTCGATACACCATCTTTTGAAAAAAAGAAAAAAAGAATTTGACTATATCGACATAATAGATAATAAATGAATAACCAAATAGATCGAGCCGCCCTGATAGACGGGCTTCGATCTCGGGTTTGTCTATCGCGTAAGGTTACGCGCTAAGCTGAAACTTTGTAACCTGACACCGATAAGATCGGTATGAGGGGCGGGCTTGTGAAGCCGCTCGCCTCTCGCTTTTAAAATTTAACGAGGACGACATGGAACAACCAAACATAAAACCAATACGCGAATCGGGTGATCTTTATCAGCTCGTCGAGCCGTATTACATTGACCTGAGACCGTTTAACGTAAACAAACGCTTTACGATCGCGGCGGGTTTTGAGTATGACGGCGCAACCGTGCCGCGTTGGTTCTGGTCTTTGTCGGGTATCTCTCGAGATGGTATTCACCGAGCGGCCGCGCTTGTGCATGATTATCTTTATTCAGTTAAGGGTTTTCAGGGTCAGCCTCACCGAGGCAACGAGATCACGCGAGACGAGGTCGATAAGATTTTTAAACGTATGCTCAAAGAGGTTGGGGTTGCTAGTCACCGCGTATTTTTGGCATATTGGGGCGCACG